CAATAACGAGCAGTTGAAGATGGCAGGTCAGAATGCTGATATGACCCTTAAGGTGGGTCTTGACCTTAATTTCTTCAGACAGGAATTGCAGAAGGCATCGTCCGCTCTTGCTGGACAGCCGATTGATATTAATATTCGCTTTAAGAGAGACAAAATTAGCAATGAATTGCGTTTGCTTAGCAATTCACTTAGCAGGAAAAAATATGATGTAGAAGTAAAGAGCACGAGTCTTGAGGCACTGCTAAAGCAAGTGAATGCTTTCAAGCAAACTCTTGCTGCGCTTAAGAAAGAAGATATTTCTCTTGATGTAAAAGTTGAATCCAGCATTTCCGGGGCCAAGGCTGCTGAGGCAAGGCGCGATATTATTTCAAAAATCACGGGACCAAAAGGCGCAATCTTTGTGCCAATTGAAGTCAAGCCTCCTCTCGTCAAAAATATCAATGCTATCAGGAAGAGCATTAAGGATAGTCTTTCTGGCATTGTCATTGAAGTTGAGACAAAACTCAAGGGGGGAATAGCGCCCGCTGGCGCCGCTGGAGTTAGTGGAGGCGAAGCTGGCCGAGCAAAGCGTCCCTCATTTTTAGATTCCCCTGCGTATCAAGCAGAACTCACTAAAATTGCGAAAGCAAATGCCCAGGCGTTAGCAAAAGCTGCCGCTAGCTTGCCATCGGGAAGAAATAGACAGGAAGTTGAGCGACTTCTACAAGCATTTCAATCTCAAAATCCACAAGGAGCCAATCGCTCTGCCGCTCTAGGTGCAATTAGGGAGTTGATTGCTCGTGGAAGATACCAGCAAGGACTTGGCTTTGAAGCAAGTTTGCAGCCTCTCAGGGGACAAAGGCAAACAAGCGCTGCGCGTTCTATGCCCAATCTCAATGAGATGCTGGACCGCATAGCAAATCTTACAGAAAATCCTCGCGCTGCTCAACGAATGTTGCGCATGATGCCCGAACGGAGAATTACCACTGATCTAATTGGTGCTGCCAATAAACAAGCGGAGTTTAAGCAAGAGGGACTGAAATTTTTAGACCTCAAGGGAAAAGCTTTTGATCCATTGCTAAAGGCCATTGCCAAGGATTTTACGGAGTATACGAAAAGCGTAGGAACAACAAATCCATGGATCGGAAAGACTGGAACTGTTTTAGCTGATTTTTTAAGTAAAGGGATCATGAGCGCGTCTGCGCGTGAGCTTTATGAGCGAGTGCGTGATCCGCAGCAAGCTGGTCAACTCCTTCTTCCTGCGGCAGGGCAAACAAGTGCTTCTCGCATGACAAGACAAATGTTTGAGGGTTTGCCTGCGATTCAATCTCCGCAGATTGGAATGGAACAGGCACCATTAAGCAGGGCTGCCGAATACTTAATCAATAAAGCTCGTCGCGCACTGGAGCTTTCCATCGGGCCAGTGTCTCCTTACGCTCCCAACCCCTTCGCGGGCATGGCAACCACGCCGCCTCGATCCTTCTTTCAATTTGGCCAAGGGCCTCAGCTTCCAGGGGCGCCAATCCAGGCGGCGTTACCACCTGCTGGTACTACTACGAATTATGGAGGTGGCGGCTTCTTTGGTTACGGTGGAGTTAGCGGAACTGGTGGAGGGGGCGATGGTGGAAGAGGAGGCGCCCTTGCATTCCCTGGTGGAGGGATGGGGCGGTCGTCGCAACTTCCTCCGGGTTACCACATGCTCGGCACGCTTCCCACCCAATTGGAACGCGCCAGTGAATTTTTAAATCAAAGAACTCTTCCTTTAACTTCTGCGATTAAAGACTTAGGAGCCGAATTTGGACACGCCGCTCAACAAGTGCTGCTTTATGGCACGGCGTATAAAGCATTAGCGTTTTTCACGTCTTTACCAGGACAGGCTTTTGAGGCAGCCAAAAATCTTGAAGTGTTTCGCAATCAACTAGATGCCGTCACTCAATCAACAGGGCAATTTGGCCCATCGTTAAAGTTTATTGAAAACTCAATCAAAGAATTAAATATCCCCATTGACAGTGCAAGGGAAGGCTTCACGAGATTATTTGCATCATTGCAGCCTGCTGGTTTCGATCCGGGCAGTATTCAAAATCTTTTCGGTGGCATTACTAAAGCCGCTGCGACTTTTGGGCTGAGCGCTGATCAAGTGGATCGCGTATTTTATGCGTTTGGGCAAATGGCCAGCAAAGGCCAGGTCATGTCGGAGGAACTCAAGGGTCAGTTGGGCGACGTTTTACCTGGCAGTGTTGCACTTTTTGCCGAAGCAGCAAAAATGAGCATGACAGAGTTTACCAAGGCTCTAGAAGATGGAATGTTCAAGGGCGACGCGATGAAAGTGCTCCTTGAGAATGTAGCAATATTGATGAATACTAAGTTTAGCGATGCTGCGTCAAAAGCATCCAAAACATTGCAAGGGCAAATGAACGCCATGCAAAATTCTTTGCAGACGATGTATGAATCTTTGCAGCCAATGGTGAATGCTTTTGCGGCAGTCGTCGGACCCGCTGTGCAAAGCATGATCAAAGATGCAACAGATGTCATCAAGGCTTTCACCGATAATTTGGTTATTGGTGGGGAAGGCTTTAATCTGCTTACTCCCAGGGCTCAAGATTTTTACGCAACACTAAAAAATATTATCCCATCTATCGTTTCCGCTGCTCAAAATATTGGAGGCTTTATTTCTTCTCTTAGCGTGCTGGTACAGCCACTGACTACAGTGGCAAAGCTTGTTCTTGATTTCATCTCTATTCCTTTTGTAGCACGAGTGGCTCTTTATGCAACGATTGTTGGTACTTTGACTGGTGCGTTTCAATTACTAGTCAGCACTGGCATTGTGCAAGCAACTGCCGCAATAATTCGTTTCATGAGTACATTAAGCATTGCGCAAATTCAAGGATGGATTGCCAGCATTAGCGCCGCGATTGCAAGGATATACGCGATGGCCGCCGCTTTCAATGCCGCAAGAATCGCGGCAATGGCATTGAAGGTTACTTTGATTTCTTTTGGCGTAGGCGCAGTTTTGCTTGGGCTTGATTTTGTTGCTCAACGACTTTTAAATATTGGCAGCGCTGCAGATGATGCACGAAGAAAGGCTGCTGGCCTGACAGATGAACTAAATAGGGCTGCAGAAGCTGGTGATATTGCCGCCGCTCAGACTAAACAGCAAGAAATTGAAACTCAGTTGCAATCCATTGAAAAAGCCACAGCCATTCTTAATCGCTTGAAAGGTGGAGCGCAAAAAATTACCCAGGAAGAATATGCGACATTACAAAGGACCGGATTGGCATCTGGCATTAATTACATGGGCGGCGTTGCATCTGGTGGCCAAATGCAAATTAATGCAAATTTAAAAGCTGCGCAACAAGGAAGAATTAAAGCACTCAATGAGGCTGGCCAGGCGGATGAGGCGGCTGCAGAGGCATCCCGAGTGGCTGTAAATAGGCAGCGTCAAATTGATGCTAGTAGGCAACAATTGAAAGACATTCCACCCGGTGCTGCAGATGGCAAAGGGCAGTCTGGAGCAGAAAAGCTTGCAAATCAGCAGCAGCAAGCCGCCATTGATGCCGCCAATTCTCAGAATGCACTTAACAAAGCAATCACGGAAGGTCGCATGTCTCTTGACGACCAAGCCTTCCAGCATCAACTCGCATTGATTGATGCTCGCAATTCCTACGAGCTTGCAGGGCTTAATTCAATCCAAGCTCGTCAAGAAAAATTCCAACAAGATTTACAGAAACTAGAGCTTGACCGCATCAGCATCATCCGTAAGGCAGAGCAAGATGCTGCTAAAGCCGTGGCGGACTACAGGGCGGCGGAAAATACTGCTGCTGCTGCCGGAGGTGGAGGCGGCGGAAAAGGCCTGCCAAGTGGCATGACTCAATATATCACGGGAGATCCTTCTAGCCCTTATTACCAGGCCGACCATGGTGGCGGCAATTATCACGAGCATCTTGCATTTGCTTCTCGCGCATTGGCAGAGGCTGCATATCAGCAGCTTACCAAGGCTGGTGTGCAGGTAACAGAATTCAAGGGACGAAGCCCCGTTGGTCGCCACACCCCTGGATCCGCTCATTATGCTGGCCTTGCATTTGACGTGCCTGGTGCCCAAGTGCCAGTTGGACAGGAGAAGCAGCTTACAGCCAAAGTTCAATCAATCCTTGGCATTGGAGGAGGAACAGGCGCGAGAGAGCGTCGTGCGGACAAGGCTGTAGGCAAACTGCAAGTAGAACAAACACAGATGGCCACGCAGCAAGAGATGGCTGCACGCACTGCAATTATGGCCACAAATGAAGCCCTAAAAAAACGCAGCGCTTTGATCAAGGCAAATATTGATACTATTTTCCCGGTCGCAGAACAAAGGCTTGAAAATGATTTAATGAAGATTAGAAATGATCTACAGCTACAAGGAATGCCGCAAGAATACATTAAATACCAAGAAGATCTTGCGAAGGCTAATTATGAAATGCAAGAGCGAATTGAAAGGAACAAAAAACAAACCGAAGACTATGAAAAGGCTCTTGCGGCCCTGCAAAAGAAACAAAAGGATGGCATCGCTTTAACTCCAAATGAAACCGCCGCCTTAAAAGGTAATGCAGAGGCTATTGCGCAGAATAAGCAAGAGTTGCAAGACTTAACTGAAGCACAAAAAGCTTATCAAATTGCTGCTCTCGAAAGCGCTATTGCAACAATGAAAAATGCTGACGCGCTGAAAGCTCTAGAAGAAACTTCTACGCGTATTAATCAGGCGGTGGAAGGCGTCACGGGCGCATACAGTGATATGTTTAAAGAAATCGCCAAAGGCGGCGATTCGGTGGAAGCACTCAAAAAGGCCCAGGAAGCCTTGGCTGATCAAGCCTTGACCATGTTCTTTGACTTTGCAATGCAGCCAGTTGAAAAATTCTTCAAGGATCAACTTGGTGCAATATTTGGCCTGCCCAGTGAAGAAGCGAAACGCAAAGAGCAACTTTCCGCCACGGAAAAACAGCTTCAGGAATTAAAAACAGCGCGTGAAACACAACAGAAAATTGAAGGTCACGCGGCTGCAATAAGAAGCGCGGCTGGTGGCCCAGGAGGTGCAGCCCAATCCGCCGCCAATGCATTGCCAGGTGCTTCCGCCATTGTTCAAGGTATTGACGTGCCAATTGACCAGATGCCCGCAGGAATGCAATTTGAGGAATCCATCGGCGCCGCTACGGAGAATTTAAACACTGCCACACAAGGCGTCGCGGAGACGGTGAATCAAACAGCAGAAAAAACTGCAGAGGCCAATATCAATTGGCAAAAAGCATTGGGCGCAACAGTTCAAGGCATCGGCATCGCTGCTGGCTCCATCATGGGCATTGCCGCTGGTATTAACCAAATCAAAGAAGGTGGCACTTCCAATACGCTTGGAGGAATCGGCAGCATTCTTCTTAGTGTTGGCGGCTTGCTCGGTGGTATTAGCAGTATTGGTGGCATGTTCAAAGGAGGAGGCAGTTCGTCTTCCTCTATTGTTCAAGGCGTAGACATTCCAGCCTCTGCATTGCCTCCTGGCATGGCATTTGCCAACGGCGGCATTGCCCCTGGTGGTTTCCGTGCCTTTGCTGACGGCGGCATGGTGTCCGGCCCGACTCTTGGCCTTGTAGGTGAAGGGCGCTACAACGAAGCTGTTGTTCCCCTTCCAAATGGCCGAGCCATTCCAGTGCAAATTAACGGCGAACGTTCTGCTCGTGACTTAATGGGGCGCAATGCACCAGGCATGGCACAAGCAGCTCCGCTTACGCTTAAGTTTGAAAGCACAAAGATTAATGGCGTAGAGTATGTAAGCCGTGAGCAATTAGAGGTTGCAATGGCTGAAACACGCCGTGCTTCAATTGCGGGCGGTGCTACCAGGGGAATGAATATGGCCCTTGATAAGATACAACAAAGCCCATCCACTCGCTCTCGCATTGGCATCCGTTAATGGCTGATTTTCCTTCTATTCGCCCTGCATCGAGAACCTACTCAGCGGGGCAATTCCCTCTTAAAACTTATCGGGCTTTATCAGGCGCTACGGTTAAGCGCGTATTTGGTAACAAATCTTATGGTCATTCCATTGAGCTTCAATTTACAAACATCACTGATGCATTGGCAAAGCAAATCATTGATCACTACTATGGACAGAATGGCAGCATAGATAGATTTGCTCTTCCTTCTGAAATGTTTTCTGGAATGAACAGCGCGTTTGGTAATGAGCTAAGAGCACCAGACAGTATTTCTTGGGAGTATGCAGAGCCTCCTGCAATTGAGGCGGTATTCAATGGGGTGAGCAATGTTACAGTGCGATTGATTGGTGAGTTGTCATGAGCGAGAAGATTATTGTTGCCAATTTTTTAGAACTTACCACGGCTAGTGGCATCACAGCCAGTGGCACTCCGATTAGCGGCACCACTCATCGTTATCAAAATTTTTTCTATGGCACAAATGATTCTCAAGTGGCAGTGCCTGGTACAAGCGTGCCGTTGTATGAATTTGCGCCATTCAGAGCAGAAGGCTCTCTTGCTTCATTGAACGGAGAAAATGCCTTGCTGCGTGTGCTATTCCCGCACAGTGAATTTAGCGTGGCATTAGTTGAAGAAGGCGATGGCAATAGGCTTAGTCGATTATCTTTTAAAACTGCATGGCTAGGCAACACGGGAAGTCTTTCAAGCTATGAAAACTACTCCACAGTTGCATCGTACGACGAATACTACATTGGCGTGGGCGCATCGTTTGATGATACCACCGTTGAGCTGCGTTTTAGAAGCGCTATGGATAGCGTTGGAGCAAATTTCCCGCGACGTACGTTTAACACTACAAATGTAGGCATTTTGCCAGTGACAGCAGAAGTGAGCTTCCGCTAGTTATGAATGATCTCATTGGCTTGCAATATAAATGGGGGGCCTCTCCCGACGATGGCTTCGGTTTTACAGACTGTTTCCAATTGTTTTGTGCAATCAGACGAAGGCTTGGTCTTTATGATTATGCTGCTGATTTTGCTTGGGCCTATGAGAACTATCAAGAAAATGCTCTTCCTCCATTGAGAATGGCTCGTTGGCTTTTGCAAAATGCCGACAGAACACTTAGTCCATCGTCTGGTTGTGTGGCAATGCTTGGACAGCGCAGCGCATTGGGGACAATAGCAAACAAAAGCATTATTTGCATTGCTCCAAGAGGACGTAGTGTTAGCATTGCTTTATCGTCAAAGACGATAAGAGAATTCAACTGGTTCAAGCCAAAGGCCGATGCGTAAATTACTGCCCTACGAGCATCAATTAATTGAAGCACTTGGCATTACAGAAGAAGAATACTGGCAGTTTTATCTTGCCCAATTGAATTACAGAGACGAAAAAATAGGGACTGTTTTTGACATAAGAAACGAGCCGTTATCTATCATTGCAACTGTTCTAACTGTTGTTGGCACTATTTTTCAGGTGGTTGGTGCCCTTACAGCGCGACCAGAACAGCAGCAGAAGGTAGGAAAACAAAGTCGCAATGCCATCTTTGGCCCGCGTTATGGCTTCAATTCTTTTCAGGAAGTGGCACGCTATGGCGATCCCGTGAATTTGGTTTATACCAATAAAGAAGACGACAACAGAAGCGCTGGAGGACTAAGAGTTAATACATCCTTGGTCTGGTCGGCTGTACAAAGCTTTGGCAACAAACAATTCATTCAAATGCTTGGCGTTGTCGGAGCTGGAGATATTGAAGCTTATGAATATGGTTTTACTGCATTTGGCCAGGCCCCATTGGAGGATTTTCCTGCTCAAAAATACTGGCTCTATGGCAACAATGCCAGCGGTCCGCTGAAGTTTGGTGACTTTCAGCTTCCGCCTGGTAACGCAGAGCAAGACCCAAGCAAGGATGGGCAAGGCTCACAAGATTACACTTATCGAGCAAACAAAGGCGGAGCCATCATTGTCGATGGTTATAGTCAAGCATTTTCCCCTTCTAGTAATAATACCCTTGGTCTTTACGACGTAGTGCCTATTAACGTGCTCGTATTAGAGCGCGATGAAAACGGCCAGTTGACTAAAGATAATGGAGACATTCTTGGTCGATCAAAAGATGACCTTGGCACTCGCATTTCTTCCGAAGATAGAGGCATATATTGGCCGCAATCATGGCAAGGCAGCGACAATCGCCCAAGGTTTCCAGAAGGCGCTTCTTTTACATTGCGCTTTGTTGAAACTGACGACAGGATTGATGATGAAGTGGAACGTGCTGCGCAGGACTATCGCATTGCCTTGATTAGCACAATGACAGCATCTAGTGTTTATAAGCTTGGTGCTGCAAAATTTAAGCTTATCAATGCCATTGAGAAAAAACAAGGGCGAGAAGGGGAGTTCACTTTTCAATGCATAGAAACTGGTATTCTTTGCGAGGAAGACTATGGAACCACGAGCTATTTAGAGAACGAAGTAGAAACAGAAGAGCTTTTACAGCAAAAACGAGAAGAGCTTCAAGCTTTAGACGATGAAAGGAAAGGATATGGTAATATTTACATCGGTGAAGGAGCTGATGTATTTCTTGCATTGCAAGCTGAATTTGATCAAGTGGAGGATGAAATTGAAACACTCACTTCAATCATTAAGGGCACCATTGACGACGATTCCCTTTATGACGCAGCCAAAAATAGCGGACAGTTCAATGATCTAATTAAGCAAATTGACGGTATTGAGGATACGATTAAAGCTAAGAGAGATTTGATTGAAGAAAAGAACGATGAGATTGCAGATCTCTTAGACGACAAACCGCAGGGCTATAAAGGGCAGATTTCTGGCAAGAAGCAAAGGAAGAGAGTTTTACAGAATGAAGTGAGAAATGCCAAGAATGCATTGAAGGATCTATATGCCAAGCTTTCGAGAAGGGCCACGTTACGTGGCTTATATGACGGCAATCCGCGTTCTGATGCGGCAGATGAGCGCAAGCGTCTGAAGCGCAGGAAGAATAGGCTCAAGACGCGCCTTGGCGAGCTTGCCTCAACTCTTATCCTTGACACCGGTGCCATGGCCGCGCGAGATGCAGCATGGCAAGCACGGTACGATGAAGTGCAGGAAGTGATCAATGAATGCCAGTTTATCTTGCGCGATCCAGAGCGATTTAATGACTATTTCAATGTTAAATGCCTAGCAAAGATTGACGAACTTACTTACACCACTGTTACAAAGTGTGACATCGTTGATTTTGCATTGAAAGCAAGAGTTTATAAGCGCATTTCTGGGCGTCAAAGCAAATATGGAGACAACAAAGAGCAAAAGCATAGAGACGCAGATAATGGTCTCCGCATACGCACAGCAATGTTTTGGTTGCTTTACAAGAAAGAGTCTGATGATATTTATCAGCGCGTGCCAACTGTCTTTGCCATTCGTAGAGGCGTGGAAGTGGATAACTTTGTCAGCATGCGTTTTGTATCAAATGAGGAGCGAACGAAATGGTCATTTAAGATGGAACCAATTATCGACTTGTCGGCAGAAATTCGCACTTACTTTGGCGAGCGAGAAGTGGACGTAGCCTATCTTGACACTCGCGCATACAAGAATAGCGAGAAGAATAAGAATATTCCCATTGGCAATGGCCGAGCGGGATATGTTGCCATTCACGGTCGAGTGTTGAAAACCGAAAGGCTGCTTCCTCCGCTCAATAATAATCCAGGGTTTGTGGACGAATGGGACGTATTTTCAATGCGTTCTGACACGCAAATTGCTTTCTCTTTCGATGGTGGCCCTGAAATTGCATTGGCTGCTGTTACAGAGCAACAAATAGAAACCTTCCCGCCTGCTCTTTACCAAGGGCTTTCTCTCATCGGCTTTAATGCTTACAGCGGAAAAGGAATTCAAGATTTACGTACGCTTAGTGCTTATGTTACCAAAGGCAAGAAAGTGAGGAGGTTTGCTCCTAATCAAGACGGTGACTATGTAGTGGATGTAAATAGCGTGCCAGTTAGTTCAACGAGCTACGCTCCTGAAATCTTCTTGGATAGCGTGCTTGATAAGGAGAATGGCATTGGAGCATACGCTGATATTAATGGCATCGACCTAGAAAGCCTTGGCAAGGCTGTGAAGTTTTGCAGGGCAAATGGTTATTTCATGGATGGTGTTATTGCCGATCCTCAGTCATGGCGCGAATTCTGGACCACAGTGGCACCGTTCTCATTGTTGGAATTTACCAAGATTGGCGGCAAAGAATCATTGGCACCCGCAGTGCCTTATGACGAGAATGGCTTAGTTGATAGCCGCATTGATATTTCTGCTTTGTTTAATCAAGGGAACATTCTCGAAGGGAGCTACAAGGAAGAATTTATTGACTATGGCGACAACACTGAAGATCTTCTTGCCACCATCGTCTATCGAGATTCAACAGACGGGGATCCATTCCCTGGCAATACAAGCTTTACCATTCGCTTGGCTAATGCAGATGAAGCCTCTTGCATCAGGCAAACGTTTGATTTATCCGCCTATGTTTCCAGCAGGAATCAGGCAATTAATTATGGCATGTTGTTATGTTCACAGCGGCGATGGTCTAAACGTGCCGTGGAATTTAAGACATTCCCAACTGAAAGCCCAGTGGCGCCTGGATCCTACATTTATGTGCAAACAGACCAAAACCAATGGGACAACCTCACTGCAGGTAAGATTGGAGCTGGCGGAAGCCTTGACATTCCATTGACAGAAGGCATTGTCAATGCCACATACGATGCTTTGCTTTACAAGGGCGGCCAAGGCGTCATCAAAAAACCTGGCATCACCATTGTGAATAACACTGCTCCAGAACTTGCCGCTTTTGAAGGATGGCTAGTAGTGTTTGGCAATCAAATTACAAACAAGCGCGTGTTCCGCGTGACGGAAATCACAATGGAGGAAGAAGGAGAAGTGACCATCAGAGCGATTGAACATCCTTGCGATGAAAGGAGCGGCACCACTCATTCTCTCATCGTACAGTTTGACACCACTTTGTATCAAATTGATGATTAAGGAAGCTGCTAAGATGAAACAAAGACAATAAAGCCATGCCATTTTATACTGGACGCACTGGCAAGTTGCGACTTAGCGACAATGAAGTGGCAAAAGTTAAAGACTGGGCCTTGGACGTATCCATGGATCCCATTGAAACTACTGCTCTTGGCGACACTGCACAGTCCTATACGGCTGGCATGTCTAGCGCCACGGGCAATGCTACGGTTTCGTACTATACAGGCGCTGCAACAGCCGTAGTGCAGCTCCTGCAAAAGATTGTTACGACTGGCGCCATCACTGACGATAATCAAGTGGAGCTGACGTTTGAAGTGGGCACCGATCAGTATTTTAAGGCAAATGCTTTCATTACCAACGCAAGCATTTCATCGTCTACAAACGAGCTAACTAGCGTATCGTTTCAGTTTACAGTGAACGGAGCATTAACTACAGTAGAAACTACTGGCACGGTTTAGTCATGACATTCTTTGTTGGGCATACTGGCATGGTGCGCCTACGGCGCAGAAGCTTAGAAGATATTGACTTACCAATCAATGTGGATGCGAGCGAAATTAATACTACGCTCAATAGGCTTTATTTTGAAGGAAGCGAAGACAATATTCTGACGGGAGATCAGCTCTTTATTTCTACGGAAGACAGCAGAGGGCTTGCGTTTTTTTCCGCAGAAGCATGGCCTACGTCTTTGCAAGTGCAAAAATATTTACGGGCCTATGTCAATGTAAATGCCCTTGGTGGACTTCGGTTTTACGATACGTTTGTCGATGCAGTTAATAACAACAGAGAGAATGAACTAGTGCTGTCGGCAGATTTTGGTGCGCCCATTACTGCCATCATTGTCGTCAAAGACAGTCGTTACAACACCCTTGGTTCTGTCATTTCTTATGACATCAATACTGATCGGGCGGCAGTAGAAACAACTAGCCTTTCCGATAAATTCAGGCAGCAATACTCGGCTGGCTTGATCAGTGGCAGCGGAAGCATTGAATGCTTGTTCAGCTATCAAACAGTTGCAGATGAAGAGGCGCCTTTGTTTTTGTTGCAGACAATTCAACGCTTAGATGTTGGTAGCGAGCTGAGCATGCTTCTGTCATTGTCTCCGCCAGAAGGAGAACGTAGTAATTATTCTGCATCGTCAAACGAAGTGTTCTATGAAGTACAGGCGGTAATCACTCGTGCTGGCGTAACAGTTCGCTCTGATGCGCTCATTTCATGCTCCATTGACTTTCTGACTACTGGCGAATTCAGGGTGAAAGTGGGCGTACCGAACGAATACATCCTGAAGGAAGACTTTGATCTCATTGAAGTGGAAGAGAATCAAGAAACTGGCCTTGGCTTCTTACTGCAAGAAATTACTGATTAATCGCAGCTTGATTAACGAGGCTTAGTGAATGGCTACAATTGGTTGTAGCATTGTATCATTAGGCCGAATTGAGACATGGCTGACCAAAGAATTTCGGAACTTTTTGAAATTAGCAGCAGTGGCGTTGCGTCTAATGACGTGCTTCCCATTGTTGATACTAATGTCAGCCAGACCAAGAAGATTACGGCCAAAAGCTTAGCAGAAGCTGGATTTCGCCTTGCTGATGATTCAACACTAAGTGGATCCAAACTTACTGCCACTGGCGTTACCAGCGATAAGCTCGCTGATGGTGCGGTTACAACTGCCAAAATTGCCGCCACTGGCGTTACTTCCGCAAAAATTGCCGATGGTGCAGTAGGAACAACGCAGCTCGCTGCAACTGGTGTGACCACGGCAAAGATTGAAGATGGCGCTGTCACTTTCGCCAAGATTCAAGACATTGGCACAAACACGTTGCTTGGTCGTTCAACGGCTGGTTCTGGCGATGTAGAAAGTATTTCCTGCACTGCTGCAGGACGCGCTGTGATTGGCGCCGCCGATGCCGCTGCTCAACGCACTGCATTAGGTTTGGGCAATATTTCTCTTGCCACTGGTACATGGGCCAACGGTGCCACAGTGAGCGGCACCAATACTGGCGATCAAACCATCACGCTTTCTGGCGATGCCACTGGCACTGGCACTTCTGGCATCGCAGTGACAATTGCTACTGGCGCTGTTAGCACGGCCAAGATTGCTGATAGTGGCATTACCACGGCAAAGATTGCCAATGATGCCGTCACTGGAGCAAAGATGGCAGATAATTCTGCGGCCATTGTTGCCACCACTGCTCCTTCTACAAATGGTGATTATATTGGCCAACAATATTTAGACTCTGTTACAAATATTGAATACACGTGGACTGGAGAAGAATGGAGGCAGCAGGCGGGCCTCACTTCTCTTGCAGTGTCCCCTGATGCATTGTTCACTTATACCACCGATTTAACGGTAGCTTATACGGCTACTATTTCGGGGGCATTGAATACACAGCCAGCAGCGCGTTTCTTTGCAGGACCAGCGAGCGGCTCTGATGCAGCGCCAACGTTTAGGGCAATTGTCACCACTGATCTGCCAACAGCCACGAATTCTACGCTTGGTATTGCACGTCCAGGAAGTGGTTTAACAATTAATGCAAACGGCATTATCGACCATAGTAATAGTACGACAAGTGGCGCCTATTACAAGGTAAATGTAGACGCAAATGGCCACGTCACTGGCGGAAATACTGTTCTTATTGCAGGAGATATTCCAGCTTTAGACGCAAGCAAAATCACTACGGGCACTTTTGGCTCCACATTTATTGGCGACGATGCTATTGATGGAACCAAGATTGGAGACCGCGTGGTTTGCAACTTTGGCGAAACTCGTCCAGCCGCTGGCGATTTTGTTGGGCAATTTTTCTATGATCCCATCAACAAAGACACTTATGTTTGGGACTCCAACGTTTGGCAAGAAATTTCTGTTACTGCTGGCGCCATTGTTTTAGCTGGTCTTTATAATGCAGGCACAAATCAAATTGTTTCGCTAACTGGCGCTGGCGCTGCAGTTTCTGGTCTTACTGTTTCAGGCGCCATCCCCATTGCTGATAGTGGCAACTCTGGATATTATTTCCTTGTGAGTGCTAGTGGCACTGGCTCTGGCAATGCTCCTAACGTCACGCTTATTCCGCCTGATCTCATCGTTTCTGATGGTAGTGCATGGTATGAAGTGGATGTAAGTAGCTCTTATCTGAGTCAAAATGCTGCTTCCATTTCTTTTACGCCTTCTGGGGATGTAAGTGCCGCCACCGTTGAGGCCGCGATCCTGGAGGTGAGTAGTGAATGCAGAAATGCTACAAACATCACTAGCGGCACATTGGCCATTGCACGGGGCGGCACTGGCATTGGTTCTTACACGACTGGCGATTTGATTGTTGGCTCTGGCTCTACACTTGTCAAACTGCCCGTTGGCACCAATACTCACGTGTTGACGGCTGATTCCACTGCAGGCGGCGGCATGAGATGGGCTGCTGCTACGAATGGCACGGTCACTACTGTCAGTGGCGTGTCGCCGTTGAGCGTTAGCAATCCAACCACCACTCCAACAATTTCCGTGGCGGCTGCTTCTACAAGCGCTGCTGGTGTTGTTCAGCTTACTAATAGCACGAGCACGACTAGCAGCACCATTGCCGCCACTGCCACTGCTGTTAAGAGTGCTTACGACTTGGCGGATGCCGCGCTGCCCAAGTCTGGCGGCACAATGACTGGCAATTTGCAGCTCAACAGTTCCAGCAGTGTTGTTTTTCAGGGCACCTCATTTAACACCACCCTTAACATCGTCAATCCTTCTGCCACTCGCACCATCTCTCTTCCCAATGCGTCTGGAACAATCCTGGTGGGTGGTGATACTGGTACTCTGGCGAGTTTAAATGTAACCAGTTCTACAATTCCCAGCAATGGTTTATACTTACCCGCCACTAATACCATTGCTTTATCAACGAATGGCGGAAGAAAGTTCTCTGTTGATGCCAACGGCTTCGCCAACGGCAATGTGCTTTCTGCCTCTGGCGTATATGCTTGTCATCGTTTTTATCGTCCAGGGACTGATTACTCTTTCGTTGGTTCTGGAAGCACAAGCTTAGGGAATTGGATAGCCGCTGGCAATAACATGCTGGGTGTATCGACTACCCTCCCATCAGGATATACTTACGCTTTTGAATTTATAACAAATACTAGCATTGCTAGGCCGTCTGGGGCAAAAGCTGGAACTGCAACTGTAAGTCTTGGACCTCTTTTGCCTACAAACGTAAAAAATCTTGGCGCCGTTCATTCATCACTTGACGCTGGCAGCGATGCTTTTTCAGTGAAAAAAGATGGAAATGCAATGTCTGCTTCTTTCTCGATAGCCTCTGGAGCAACGTCTGGCACGCTGAATATCGAGATGAGAGGAACTTTCTTCCTTGTTTCTGATCTCACTTTCAATGTATTTGCTTATAGTTCTGCAAGTGGAGAAACGTGGACTGTTGGACGCGGCTCGTATGTCAGTGTATGGCCAGTCGCTGCTGGTGAAGCAGTATCAATTGGCGGCTGGGCGTAATGAAACAAACTGTGACTATTGTTAGAATGCCAATTAATGATTGCTTGCAGGATGGGCTCCATCAATGATCTACCCCGCATCGTATAACATCACCATCTTGCAAAATTCTACTTGGCGCGGAGAATTTCGCGCCACGCAAGAGCGTCAACAGCTTTCGCAGGTGACAGTAAGTGGTAATACCATTGATTTTGAAGCATATTGCCATGGTTTAACTAGTGGAGATAAGGTGGTGTTTACAGTGCCCACCGAGGCAACTAGTCAACAATTTATCAGTAATCTTCCAACTGGCACTTCTATTCCATGCGGTTTACAGCTTAACAGTATTTATTATGTGATTTCTTCTGGCTTAACTGGCGATTCTTTTAAGGTGTCAGCATCTAGTGGTGGCACTGAAATTAGCGTAAGTGGCAATGCAAGTGGTACTTTCTATGTAGCTAAGCCACTTGTGATTTCAGGCTACGGCATTGATGCTGATGTTAAGCAGCTTACTAATGATCAGCAAATTGCCACGTTTGTTTGCACCATAACTGACGCAGCAAATGGAGCGTTCAAAATGGAAATGGCTCCTGCTGTTACTTCTGGCCTTGACGCTGGCAACTATGGTTACGATGTAAGCTTTACCACTGCAGGAGGAGATCGTTATTATTGGCTGCAGGGCACTGCCACTGTTCAGCGCACTTATTCCCGTAACTGACCATTTTCTCGTTATCTCTTCGTTCTTTTCATAGAATAAAGAAAAGCCTTTAAAGCAATGGCACAACGCATAATTAATGGCGAACAGTATGAAGGCGTATTTGTAAAAGGCGATGCCGCAGGAAGCGCAGTACCTATTACTGGTGCTCTTCGCATCCCAGAGCATGATTACGTGGCTCTTGGATATGATGAAACTAAGCTAACTTCCATTGCTTATAAGACAGGCGGAGCGAGTGGTGAGACCGTTGCATCTTTAGTGCTTTCTTATGACGGAAGTAATAATCTTATTAGCGTAGCGAAGGCATAAACGAGGCTACAATAAGGCAAGAAAAACATCACGAAGCCCCATGGCCAATGTTCAACTTGCCGTAGCAGGCGATGATAATACGCAAGTAATCTTGTCGGTGCCTGGTGTGCAGGGGCCTGCAGGCAGCAATTTGCCGCCAAGTGGCACGACAAACCAAGTGCTGTATAAGCAAAGCAATACTGATTACGATACTGCATGGAGCTTTGTTACTAGCGCAATGATTGCTAGTGGCACCATTGTCAATGAGGACGTAAACGCTAGTGCTGCGATTGCTGGCACCAAAATTAGCCCTGATTTTGGCAGTCAAAATGTCGTCACCACTGGCACGAGCACGGCTGCGTCGTTCATCCCAACCAGCAGCAGCGTCCCCACCAACGGCGTTTATCTACCTTCCGCAAATAACGTAGCCATCTCGACTAATGGCACTGGGCAACTTTTCGTCAACTCAGCGGGACAAGTTGGCATTGGCACAAGCGGCGCTCAAAACAAACCTCTGCATATTTACTCAGGCGCAAACGATTCCGAAATCAGACTGCAAACTAATTCTGGAACAGAGCAAAACGCTTATTTAACCCTGCGCAACTCGGGCGGTAATCTTGATTTTTATTCAGTCAACGGAGATATTGTCCTAAATCCTGGAAATACCCCTGCCGCATATTTTAAGGCTAGTGGCGGTTTAGGTCTGGGGACTAGTAGCCCTGCGTTTGCCCTGGATATAAGTGCCCCTAGCGATACAATTGTCCGTAGCAGAACCAACGGCAATACGTCCGCTGGCTTTATTGGATCAACTAATAATGGAACCAATAACTGGTTTATTGGTTCACGCAAAGATTCGACAGGAGGCACCTCTGGAACGGATCGGTTTAACCTTCTTTATGACACGAACGCTTTTTTAACTGTTTCAACCGCTGGGTCAGTAGGGATTGGCACTACGAGTCCCAGCTATTCGTTAGATGTTCAGGGGGCCGCTGCGGTTGGAGTTGGCGCTGCAAACGGCAACAATTATGAATTTAGAGTAAGAGCTGGGACGAGTGGCCTTTCTCGTTTTATCGCTGCAGATACTTCTGATGCTGGATACATCGACTATGACCACTCTGACAACAGTTGGACCTTCAGAACCAGTGGATCTGAGGCTTGCCGCATTGATAGCAGTCGGAGGCTTTTGGTTGGCACGTCTACGAGCCGTGCTGTTTCAGACTCTTCAGGAAACGGTCCTCAAGGGCGCATACAAATTGAAGCTGCAAATAGTGATGCCCTAATGAGCATCATCTCGGCTGGCACGGCTGACGCTTTCCGCGCTGGAACTTTGAGTCTTGGACGGCACAGAAACTCAACAGTAGGCGGCACGCCAACAGTAGTTCAAAGCGGAGATACCTTGGGCGCTATTTGCTTTGCGGGCGGGG